GTCCGCTCGAAAGCGGATAAAGAAGAACGCATTAGATTAATGCGGGCTATTTGTCGTATTTATTCGTTGGATGGAAAATATGCTGATGATTTCTTTAGAAATTTTTGTGATGAACACACTGCTGAAGATGGAAATGATGATACTGTGCTTTTATATGATTATTTATTACAGGCGTTAACCGTTATTCATAATTGTTGTGGCAATAATGATACGACCATTAAACGTGTTGAAACAACATTGGTTGCAGCGTGGGCCGTTTTTAAATATCGTAATGATATGACAGCAGTTTCTTTACATGTTGTCCAATATGCAATGTCTTTATTGCCACGATCTGTAACTGGATCATTAGTTAAATGTATTCGCGCAGCCTTGTTTTATGAGACAGAACAAAGTTTGGCAGATGATATACTTAAAGATACAGGTGGCGATTGTGGTCATTCCTTCAGAAATTTGTTGAATAAACCATTTGTGTCACATGCCAGAATTATAGCATCACTGTTATGTACTATTGGTTTGGTGCAACCTAGTTGTTGGCATGTTAAAGGCTTTGAAATCTTTGCTATACAGGCTTTTGACGAAAGAAGAACAAATATGATCGATGTGATGGATTCAACTTTATCATCTATTATTTTCTTCTTCAAACAAGGTTATCAGTGTTTTTGCAAAAAGAGTATGCGCCCTTTGTTTGTAACATCGGATAAAATGCTTGAGCTTGAAATTCGTGTTGAGGATTTATCTTTGATGGTTAAAAATCATGTTCAAGGATCGTGTCGACAAGATTTTGCTGTGTTATGTGGTCTAGTTTACGATTTGGCCGATGATATCCGTGCGGCTCAACTCAATGTTAAACCAATTGAGGTCGTTATTTGTCGAAAATTACTGCGAACTGCACTCGCTCTCGAAAATGATATTATTTTGACTCAAAAATCTGAAACTTTGAGAATTGCTCCATATTGTGTTAAGACTTGGGGTACATCAGGTGTTGGAAAAACTTCTTTTAATTTAATAACAGTGCGCGAGATTTTACGATATAATGGTTTCTCATTTCAAGATACCAATATTAAGAAAATTGAGCCTGAAAAAGAATATTGGGAGAACATACGTAATGACACAACTGGTATTACTATTGATGATATGTGCAATACTATACATACTAAAGAAAAAATAAATCCCGCTGATATTTTAATTAAATTGGTTAACAACCAACCTCAGTCTGTAAATCGTGCCGACATACCGGATAAGGG